AAGCTTTACAATCGCATTACCCACACACGGTCATTCCAGCAGTATTTGACAAACCTTACATCCGAGGAGAAACTCAATTTGAGAAAGGCTCTATTGGAATGGGTGATGTCTCCCAGTCGATTTCGCGGAAATCTTCCCCGGGATTTCCTCTCTGTATACTGTTCGACACAAACGGCAAGCTCTTCGACGTCAGATATGACGCAGTTGAGCGAGCAGTAGTCGAAAGGCTTAACCTGTTAAAAGATTTTGACACCACCCAAAATCTTTTAGGTCAAGAATTGGTGGTGCGAGGTTTGTGCGATCCTTGCAAGCTCTTCGTTAAACAAGAGCCGCACAAACTAGAAAAATTGCAAGAAGGCCGCGTTCGTCTGATTGCGTCTGTTTCAATAATTGACAATATGATTGCTCGATTACTGTTTGGACCGCAGAACGATACCGAAATAGAAAATTGGCAAGATTGCCCGTCTAAACCCGGAATGGGTTTACATGACGAGGGTCTTGAACAATTGGATAATGAGGTTCGTTCAAAGATGAACTCCTCTCTGCTCGCCGAAGCCGACATTTCTGGATGGGATTTTTCCATGCAGTCTTGGGACTTCGACGAAGACTTAGAGCGTCGTGCACATCTTAATGGTGGACACAACTCTCTTTGGTATAAAGTAGCAAAGTCGCATTTCTACTGCATGCAGAGGAAGCTGTTCGTGTTATCCGATGGCACATTATTAGAGCAGCAGCAGCCAGGGATCATGCCGAGTGGTTGGTATTTAACCTCGTCGACAAACTCCTTTGTTAGAAACCTCAATTCATACTATGTCCAGTATTCCTGGCATGAGCATGATATGTGGTGTATAGCAATGGGTGACGATTCTGTGGAGAAGTACGTTCCCAACGCTCAAGAGGCCTATTTAGCCCTTGGTAAGCGTTGTAAAATGTACAACATCATAGAACGTGACTTTGAGTTTTGTTCTACGAGGTTTCCTCTCGTTGGCTTGGGACAACCAGTAAATATTGACAAGCTTCTTGTCAATTTTCTTTCACTGGGTAGTCTCAATGACATCGAGAAATCCCTCCACTATTCTGAGTTTCTTTATAATATAAGAAACCTACCCGAGGATGAGCGTATTTCGTTGATAGACTTTGTCAAATCAACGGGGTGGACATCCGAATAGGCTTGAAACGTCTGGTCTAGACGTTAAATTGACCTCGTCCCCGGCTAAATCCGGGGCACCAGGTTCGGAGTGTTTCTGAACCATTGGGTCCGCCTGTATAATTCTCCAAAATCTCTTTGAGTGCTAACCAAAAGCCGAGAGACTACACGGAGAACCCTTCATCGGTTTCAGGTTGATGTATAGTCCCGTTTTCGTTATGCGGCATCCAATACAATGACGAAAAATAAACAAAAGACAAAGACTCCCGCTGCTCGAGTAGCAGCCTTGGAGCAAAAGCTGGCCCAGCTTTCAACGGGCCGTAAAAAGACTACACAAAAGAAGACTCCTTTTGCTGACGTCGGATCTATTGTCGGCAATGCTGCTGGCAGTATGTTCGGCAATGGTAAGATGGGTTCTGGCATTGGAAAATGGCTAGGTTCTGGCATCGGTTCAATCTTCGGTTCCGGAGATTACCAGATTACAGGACCAAAACCTGCTTACAATGTTTTGACTAGTTCCACTCAAGTCCCCAAGTTTGACTCTGCTAAGCAAACTAATATTGTTTGCCACAGAGAATATCTTGGTGACATTCTTGGAACAGCTAGTTTCAACAACACCGCCTATCCTCTTAATCCTGGCATGTCGCAAACCTTTCCATGGTTAGCGTCCATTGCTCAAAATTATCAGGAATATAGGTTTCATGGTGTTATGTTTGAATTTAGACCTCTCATTACCGATTTTGTCACTTCAGGTTCTCCCGGTGTCGTGGTTATGGCTACAAACTATAACTCCGACGTACCCG